CTTGGCGAAGCACCTGCTGACGCATTTCTATTTAAAACACCTGAAGAAGTACATCTTACAGCAAGGCAAGTATATAATCGCTTCTTATATGAAGATTATCTTTTTGAAATCTTCGCAGCAGCTCCAATGATGTATAAAGATATGGATTTGCAAGTCAATGAGTTTTATTTTAAATATAAAGACTTCGCTGATTTTGTGATTGTTTCAAAAGAAAATCAATTTAGCATACCTTCAACGTTATTCTTCCTCAGTAAGATACGTTGCAGATTTAATAATTTCCGGTTTGTTGAAACTAACGAACAAATGTGGGAAGACATAGACATACTAATTACCACAGACCCCGAATTACTTGATGGTTCGAAGAAAAGTGTTATTAAACTTAACAGACCTTACAATGAAGGTTGTTTTGAAGGTATAATAACACCAGTGCTTCAAGTCAATGATTTGAAGGATAACCCGGAATTCGAAAAAATAATTAATTATATAAAACCAGTAACAGAATGAGTACAGAACTATTAACAGCAGAAGCGCAGAAAGCCGAAGCAGAAAAAATTGAAAAGATTAAAACATCTTTAAATAACATCATAAATAAGAAATCAAAATTCTTGTTTTGCGTACCTGAATCCCAAAGTCCGGTTGCAAGTGTGTATGAAATTTATTTTCATGCAACAGTTGTAAAAAACATGGGATATGAAGTTCTTATATTAGTCGAAAAGGGCGATTATGTCGTACCTACTTGGATTGAAAAGGAACTCACCCAATTTAAACACATAGCAATGGCTGACCCCAAGCTAATGGTAGGTCCGGAAGATATTATGATAATTCCGGAAGTATATTCAAATGTCATGGAGCAAACCAAGAACTTACCTTGTGTGAGAATCGGTTTATTGCAATCCGTTGACTATATGATGAATTCTTTGATTCCCGGCACAGACTGGAGGTCATTTAATATTAGTGATATTATCACGACATCAGAAACACTGAAAGAATGGATTGAAACCTTTCAAGGTAAAAATAAATTTAATATTAAAACATATAATATTGGTATTCCCGATTATTTCGAAAGAACTGATGTTCCACAAAAACCAATAATTTCAGTTGTAGGAAGAAACGCCAACGAAATCAGTAAGTTTGTAAAGCTATTCTTTAGCAGGTTTCCTCAGTATAGTTGGGTTACTTTTGACCCAATGCTTACAAAGTCAAAACCACCACAACAGATGCGTAGGGTTGACTTCGCTAAAAGGTTGCAAGGCAACTTCGCAGCTGTTTGGATTGACAGAATTGCCAGTTTTGGTACATTTCCGCTTGAGTGTATGAAGTCCGGTACAATTCCAATCTGTCTAAAACCCGATATTACTCCCGAATATATTTTGGAAAGAGTTTCGGGTAATACTGGTCCGGCAGTAAAAATTGCTGATGGTGCTGGTGTGTGGACAGATAATTTTTATGATTTACCCGTTTTTGTCGGTGAAGTTCTTGTTAAATTTCTTGACGATGCAATATCTCCGGACCTCTATACTGCAATGGAAAAAATTGCTGGAAAATACACACAAGAAAACGCAGAAAAGCAACTTGCAGAAATCTATCAAGGATATCTCGATGCAAGAATAGCATTGTTTCAAGGTGCACTAACAATACCCGAAGCACCACCTGCTCCGGAAGTAGAAAAAAATAATTTAACAATAGTACAATAATAAACATATGAATACAACAGTAATAATTCCAGTTCACGAGTTTAATGAAAAGATTCAGAGCCTTTTAGATAAAGCAATTGAATCAGTAGTTAAGCAAGAAAAAATAACCGAACTACCACACATGATTTTTGTTTCGGCAGCAGAATGTGGTGATGCAGTTTTAAGTTACCTACAAACTAAAGATAAACTTGCTTATGAGTTTATTCGAAACGAAGGTAAAACTGACTATCAGTCACAAGTTAATTTGGCGGTTGAAAAAGTAACTACCGATTATTTCTCGGTACTTGAATTCGATGATGAATATGGTACAACATTCTTCAATACTACCGAAAAGTACATTAAGTCCTATCCGGAAATTGATGTATTCCTAACCATGTTGATTGAAGTTAATGAAAAGAATGAGGGTATTAAATTAACCAACGAAACCGTATGGTCACAACAGTTTGTAGGTGAGAATGGTGAGATGGGTTATCTAAACCTTAACGCACTGAAACAATACACCGATTTTAAAATGTCGGGAGCAGTTATTAAGAAATCTGAATTCATTAATGTGGGTAGATATAAATCAAACATTAAGTTAACCTTCATGTATGAGTTCTTACTCAGAGCATTAAACAATGCATGTAAGATATATTCAATACCAAAAATCGGTTACAAACACCTTGCAACTCGTGAAGGTAGTATGTTTGATGACTTCCAGAAGAATATGCCAATGGATGAAAGAAAATTCTGGTTTGATACAGCAACAAAAGAGGCAAACTTCGTCAATGACAGACCAATTGATATGTCAAGACTTTCGAAGGTTGTTATTGTTGATGAAAAATAATCGCTATACTATTCTATTATGAATGAAAGAGTTAGAAAATGCCCCATATTTTGCAGAAAAAGAAGAAAAGGCAGTATTAGATTATATTAATTCAAATTCCGCAGAAGAAAAAAACCGAATTTACAATCAAATACTACTTGACCCCTTCCGCAAAATGATACAGTCTATCCTTCGTAGGTATCCGATTCATATCGGAAACTACGATATGGAAGAAGTCGAATCAAACGCTTTGACCCACCTTATTGAACATATGGTGAAGTTCAATCCCGACAAAATCACCAAGTCCGGACAAAAAACCAAAGCATTTAGTTATTGCCAGACAATTATAAGAAACTACTATAAAGACCATAGTAAGAAAAGTTACACTGAAAAGAAGATTAATCTCTCTTTTGATGATTATGTAGATGAAATCAATGAAAACATCGAATATACATATGAAATGGAAGTAGATAATCATAATCAACTTGATAAACTCATTAAGACCGTAATTGAAAAGATTGAAGATAAAATCAATAACGACCCCTTGATGAAAAAGAATGAGATAATTGTTGGTGATGCAATTGCCAACGTATTAAAAAATTGGCATGTGCTGTTCCAAGAAGATAGTCCGGAAGGCAAGTATAATAAGAGAGTAACAAATAAATTTGCAAAAAATAAAATATTATTATTCTTGAAGGAGCAAACTCAATTGTCAACCAAAGAGATACGAATTGCAATTAAACCCTTTAAGGAAATATATTTCTTGGAAAAAATAGATTATTTGGATGACTAAATTTGAAGAAAAAAATAAAGAAAATATCGATAGGCTTGATAAGTTTATCGCTGAGAATGAGGACGATATACTAAAAATCAGAATATCGCCCGAACTCCGGATATTTTTTGAGGAACACTATGGATTAAAAGAAAAGTACGAAAATCAATATAGACTCGGAAATATAAGAATTTACGTGGATGATTATCAGCAAGCAAATAGAATTTATTTTATTAGAAAATCTGAAAGCATTGATTTTAACCTTGCGTGTATATGTGGAATTTATTCAGATGAATCACATGAATTAAAATAACCCGTATTTATATGTACTAAAACCATATTGCGATGCCAAGACCAACGAGAAAAAAACTGAAATTCGATGAAACAAGCGTAAATAACTTGCTTCAAGAGATTTATGATGATAGTCATAATCAAAAGGCAAAAATTGCCAGGTTGTTCAGTAAATGGGAAATTAAGATAAAAGAAAACAGTGAAGTTGCCGCAATTGGCGACCAGATTGTTAAACTTATTGCAGCCGAAGCAAAGAACGTTGACCAGAAAATCATGATTTTGAAATACTTAAAGGAAGTTGTTTTCGAAGAAAATAAACCCGGAAATAATACTTCGAAATCTGATGATGAGAAAAATTTAAGTGCTGAGAGAAAAAACGAACTTCTTAAAATGGTAGAAGATGGGTTAGAACGCAAAGACAGGGAGTCTAAAAAACAATAATAATGGGATTGATTGATAATAAAAAGAATATTTTTACCACTATTGGTGCATATACTTCTATGATGCAAGAAGGAAATTTGCCCGATACTACTAATCTATTTCCTTCAATCAACAACAAAAAAGACGTAATACCGTTCTTACTTGATATCATGAAAGTGGTTGTTGGTACTAACGCTTTACAAGAATCAACTGGTCAGTTATTTACTAATTTTGTC